ATAAACTACAAAATATCCTGATTTTCTCGACATCTCTCTATCTCCCTATTTACCTTTTCTAATATTTCTTGTTCTGTGCCGTATCTAGCAACAAAAGCTTTTTTCCCTAAGTGTACAGATAGCTTTCCTGTTCTATGATGAGAGGAACATAAGGGTATGGTCGCAAAATGGCTTGGTCGCAATCCTAGACCTGTCTGTGTGCGAATATGATGTACTTCTGCGTTGGTTTCTCTCCCATCTTGAAAACAAGCATAGCAAGGCATCTCACCAATAGTTCTTAATCTTTCACGTTCTACTTTGTTTGGTCGTTTCTTCGCCATACTACACACTCCCTTTTGTATTTACTTAAAACTCTTTTGTTTGAGTCTATTATTTTTCCCTCCACTTGTAGTTCTCTTATCCTCGCACAAATTGAACTTAATGGAACTTCCATAGTATCAGCTATCTGATGATTTGCTAATGGATTATCAAGCAATAAGTCATAAACTTGTTCTTTTAGTGTCAGCTTATCTTTTTTCTTATAATAAGCACTTTTGCTTGTTTCGCTATTTCGTTGGTAAGCTTCGTAGTCTAGTTTTAGTTGCATCATTTCTCCTTTTTTAAGGTGGTGGGTCAGTAATTTTTACGCAAACCTTAGGGAGATTTTCATTATCTAACCCACCGAGAGAAAATGATTGTCTTACGATTCGTTATAACATACCAAAGGAAAAAAACAAAAATTTTCTCTTTTTTAACCTGATTCGATTTGTAGTCGATTCTTGTTAAATTTGCAATATTTATAATATAAGTTGTGAATTATGTAAAAAAATGGCTATTTTATTGGGTTTTTTAGGGCTAGACAATACAATCTAAATTTCGTACTAATTTCAGTATGAACAAAAACTTAGGAGAGAAAATGACAAAGAAGTGGGATAAAGAAACGATAAGTAAAGCTAGAGAAATAACTAAGAAACATTTAGTTAATTCTGACCCTAAATTATTTACTGATAAAACAATAAATGAAATACTTAATTTAGTAGAATTAGCTTATGCAAATAAACCTAAAAGGGAGAGAGTATAATGATAGAAAAAAATGTTATAGAAGTAAAAAAATTTGTTACTTTTAAAGAAGCATATAAGTATCAAAAAGAACTAACAGGTAAAAATTTTGATGATTATGTCCAAAAATCAAAATTTGATCATGAGATGGATTTACATAAAAATAATAATTTTCCATATATGGTAGATAAAAAGGGAAATATTTTTTATGTTTTTTCTTGTCCTGAAAAACAATCAAAATTACCTTTAAACATTATAAATAAAATGGATAGTGTTGTTGGTCTAAATGACTCACCAATGAGTAGAGCATATATTGGTAAAAATAAAATAATTATTACCAACAAATACAGAATACCTAAACAAGATGATTGGAGAGGTCATGTAGCAGATAAAGGTTGGTTTGTTACAGGTCTAAGTTATATACAAGGAGGAATATTATGATTGTATCTATAATTAAAGGCAAAGCTAAAGATTGGCAAGAACAATTTAAAAAAGAATTTGGGGGATTACCCTCAGATGCTACATTAGATGATGTAGTTAAACACAAAGCTTCTATATTGGGCAACCATGTAGATAGCTTTATTAAGGAAAAAGCAAATGAACAACAAAACAGTTCAAGCTTCAAAACTGGAGTCAATAGTGAAAGCGATCAAGCTTCATCAAAAAAAGAAAAAGGAGATGAGTAGCGGACAGATTGAGGTGTATATGCACCAGCTATTGAAACAAAGTTTAAGAAGTATGAGAGCAACATAAATTAAGTAGGGAGAAAAAAAATGAGAAAAATGATGATTGTTATAGTAGCTTCTTTGACCCTATTGCAAGGGTGTGCAAGAAACTACAAACCAATAGTAGATTCAAAAGGAATGACAGGTGCTTATTCAAAAAGCAGAGCAAATGAAATCACAGACGATATAAGAAACTGTAAAGATTTAGGCAAAGAAAATACAAGTGCATTAGTAGAGAATGGTAAAGTTATTTATAATGTATGGTGGAGAGCAAGTACATTATGGTTATCTGACAAAGCACCCAATAAATACAAAGCAATAGTAAAAAACTGCCTAGAGGGTAGAAACCATAAGGTAGTATTCTAATGAGTAAAGATTATAGAATAAAGATAACAATAAGAAACGAAAGGTTGTTATCAGCTATTGAATCTATGGGATATGCAAGTGTTCGTAAATTTTCAAATGCTTTTGGTTTAGGTTATATGACAGTTGTTAATATTGTTTCAGGTAAAATCAAACCTATTAACGATAAAGGTTTTGTCATTCCAACAGTTGAAAAAATACTTGATATTCTCGGTTTAAATATTGAAGAAGCATTTACACCTAGACAATTACAAGGTTTTAAAAAACATTCCTATAATTTTTCAGTTAAAGAAAAAGAGATACAGTCTTTAATGAACCCTGTTAAAAATAGCGAATTAAAGCTTATCGAATCAGATGTAAAAATTGCTTTAGAAAATTCTATGAAAACTCTTACACCAAGAGAAGAATTAGTCATAAAACACAGACATGGGATAAATACTGATATGAAAACTTTAGACGAAATCGCTAAATTTATGGGTATCACTCGTGAAAGAGTAAGGCAAATAGAAATGAGAGGTATAAGAAAACTTAGACACCCAGCTAGAATATCTAAAATTTTAGAAGCTGGAGTTAAAGATGTTTATACTAGCTTAGATATTAGAGAAGAAGATGTGAAAAGAGCAGAATTATGGGGTCAAACTTGGGCAAAAAAAATTAATTAAGATTTAATTATGAATAATGAATTAGACAAAGCAATATTTATAGCAATGAAAGAAAAAGGATTAATACCTGATAAACCTGTTGGAATCGCTTATTCAAGTGATGCGTTGAAACTTATTAAAAATAACAATGTTCCAAAAAAAAGATTAAGACGAGGTAAGTTAAAAACAATATAAAGGAGAGAAAATGTACACAGATAGCCAAGTAAGAAACCTAAGCAACATACAACAAAAACTTCGTGGTAATTTATCAAGTTGGAATGGTGCAAGTAGATCAGAAAATAAAAAGAAGTTTTGGGAATATCTAGGAATAAGAATGAGACAGAGAAGATTAGAACTTGGATATACACAAACACGAATTGCTAGGATATGTGATTGCACATTTCAGCAAGTACAAAAAAGAGAAAAAGGAACTAATAAAATACCTTTAGACGATCTTCTAATATTGTGTGAAGCTACACATACAGATTGGGATTATTTTTTTAGACCTTTAAGAAAACTAAACAAAAAACTATATTTAAATGGGAGAGATGATGAGTAAAACAGTAAAGACAGAACACGGACATACAGTAATATTTGATGACGATAAACACGTTTATGTAAAAAATGGTGAATATATTGTCGGTATGAGTACACTACTTGGTAAATTAGCAAGTCCAGCTTTAGAAGCTTGGAAAGTAAATAGCCAAGTAAATGCAATAAAAAAAGAAATGGAAAAACAAGGTATTCCATTAGATAAAATAGATAAAATTATTATTAATGCTAAAGCTAATGCAAAAGCAAAAAATGATAATATTTTAAGCATAGGTTCTATTGTACACAAATTAATAGAAAAATGGTTAAAAGGGGAAAAAGTAACAAAACCTGAAGATAAAATAGTTGCTAACTGTTTTATGGAGTTTCAAAAGTTTTGGAAAAAAAACAAGCTTAAAGTTGTAGAGTCTGAAAAGATTTTATATTCTGAAAGAGGATATTGTGGAACTTTAGATTTAGTGGCTAAAGATAATAATAACAACTTAATGCTAATAGATGTTAAAACTTCAAAAGGTTTATTTTTAAATATGGTTCATCAAGTGCATGGATATAAACTAGCTTATGAAGAACAAACAGGTAAAAAAATAAATAAGATGTATATTGTCAGGTTGCCAAAAACAAATGAGCCGTTTGAAGCAAGACAGATACTATACAAAAAAGATCATATGAAAGCTTTTTTAGGTTTATTGCATTGTCATAAATCAGAACTGCTTTTTAATGAACAGATGAGAAAACTTAAATCAACAACAAAAAGGAAACATTAATGTACAATAAACAAAAAGAAGCTTTTGTAGCTTTAGAGGTATATTTAAAACCGACAGGTAAAACACCACCTAAATTTGAATATCAAGCATCAAGTAAGACTATGTTTAAAGATACTTTGACAGGAAGAAAATATTCTACATATCAGTTTGCTAATTGGTTAAACGAAAAGCACGTTGTAGAAAAAGTAAAACAAGGTTATCTTTTAAAACTAGGTTCTGTGGATTTAGAGTCTGATGTTATGGATAAATACGCAAACTCAAATATGCAAAGAAAATTTATTTGGTATTTTGTAAGAGATAATTATAGGAACAAAAGTATAGATGGTATGAAACCAATACATCAAACAATGCCACAATATACACCTCAACAGATGACAGAAGCCCAACCATCTGCACCTGAAAACGCACAACCAATTACAATAGAAGATCATAAGTCAATGAGAGAATTAGATGATGATTTACCACCATTTTAATTTATGAGTAATATTGAGATAAAAGCATTACAAAAGCATAACGAACAACTTAAAGAACATTTGAAAGACCAACAAAATACTATTGACAGACTTGAAACTATAAACAAATCGCACAAAACTATTAATGGTCAGTTAAGAACAAGAATAAGTAGATTAGAAGAAGAAAACAAAAAACTTAAAGACAAAGTAGAAGATGATAAAGAACTTATACAAAGTCTTTACGATTATCCATAGGAGATAGTATGACAGAAACATTTGAACATTTAAACAGTAAGCAAGTATATTTAGAGTTAGAAAAAGCAAGTAGAGATTGGAAAGATTGGCAAGGAAAAGCCATAGTATTAGACGAGGGAAAAAAAGCTGTATTCTCTAAATGTTTTCTAAAACATAAGCTTGATTCTAAAACTGTGATAGAAGCAGAACATAAAGCCAGGACAGATAAAGAATACACAGATATAGTAAAACATTATGCAGAAGCTGAGAGTAATCTCATAAAAGCTAAACTGCATTATAACAACCTTGATAGATATGCGAGTCTTAAACAAAGTGAATTAAAAAGAGATTTAACATTGATGAATAAACAAGAGGGCTAATGACAAAACTATATTTAGATAACAATGGTCATTATCAAAGAGAAAAAGAAAGAATTAATTGGAAGTCTATTATCGCAAAGACTTTTGTTTATTTTACTTTTTTTTGTTTGCTAGTGTTCTATGTGTATCTGTTGCTTAGTGCTTAGTATATTCTAAACCTGTAAGATCAGTATGTTCTGTGATCTCAGTTGTTGCTATACTATAATTAGTTACATAAGCATCATCTCTTTGCTTAATCTGCTCTAAGGTGCTACTTACTTTTGGAAAATGTGGAGTCTGATCTATAAATATAAAACTTGCCCTACCAATATTACTAGCTGTTGTAATATCTACTGTAAGTTCTGTAATAACAAAATCTATATCGTGTGCCATACTTCACAATATAGATATTTAATAGAAAATTAAATTATTTCTTTTTGTTTCGGTTTAGAACCTTGTCCGTCATTTTTGTTGAGAATGTCGCTGTAAATACAATTATAACTAAATACCAAACTGAGTCAGGAAGATCATTTATAATTCTTACCCATTCTTCAAAGTTTGCTCTTGTGCTTTCAAACCAACCTGTACTTAACATTCCTATTAGCCAAATAAGAAGTATCTCATCTTTCCAGCTTTTATCTTGTGATTTAATTCTAGCAACATCAACTTCTTTACAAGCTTCTATTTCTGCTTGTCTAATAGTCTTAACTTTCTCTGCTCTATGTTTAAAATGATCTACAACTTTACCAGCAACCATTTTAGTAAGAGGATTATTAATTAATTTGAACCACATTTTAACTCCATTGCTAATTCTGCATAATGTTTTATCTTTTTGTATCTTTCCATATCAGACTCTCCATCTTTTTTACGAACTGCGTATTTTACTATATTACCATCAATAAAATCAAGATTATGTGCTGATATAAACTCAATAGCTTGTATCTTAGCATTTTTATAATGGCTACCTTGCTCTTGTCTATCTAAGGCACTCTCCGTTGATCTATGGGCTTTACAGCACCTTTTTTCATGGTGTTTAAGATCATTGCTAAAATCTGTCATACAATCTTACCTATCCAATCTCCCTTTTTATTTAAAACTAATGGAAGCAATTTCGGTATTCCATCAATAATAATCGAACACCCTAAAATAAACCTTGTCTTAAAATTCTTTGCGTATGCAAATGCCATAGACTTTTGATTTATCATACAACCTACATTCATTGCAAAAAATAGATTATCAGGATTTGCCCACCAGCTTACTAAAAACTTTGTATGATAATGACCCTGTACTGCTGACATACCCATTGTTTGAGATACTTTTAAAACATCTGCTGATCTGCCATGAGTAAAAAAACATTTCTGACCATTTGACATTTTAATAGTTAAATCATCAATCCACTTCCAATTTCTAGTTCCTAAAAAATCTCCATAATCTCTTAAAAACTCTTTACTCATACCAAACTTTAATGCTCGTCTATAAACTAAGCTAGAGTGGTTACTATCTACTTCTGTTACTCTTGGAAACAAAGCTTCTAACTCTTTTACATATTTTCTTGCCTCACGAAGTTCGTGACCAGCAGAAAATAAATCAGGGTCAGTAGAATGAAAGCTTATTGCGTGGAAGTCTAAGAGATCACCAATGTTAATAACTGTGTCAGGTTTGAATTGTTTTTTTATTTCTTTTAGAAACTTTATTGAATCTTTATGATGATATGGAATGTGCATATCAGAAATTACTAAAATTCTTTTGTGAGTCATACAAGTTTTACTTGTACTATTAATTAGAGATAATGTAAAGGAATTGGGAGATAACAGCTACTGCAACAGCATAGATGACATATAAAATTCTATCTATATCTCTTTGCATATGTTTAAGATGATTTGTTTCGATAGTATGAATCTTTTGATGAATCAGTTTTATCTTTCCATCAATCTCAATAAACTTTTCGTTTGTTGTAAAGTTTTTTTTCATAACTACCTTTTACGTCTTTT